GCTGACACATAAGTTCCATCAAGGAGAACGAACGACATGCCCGCATTCCTAGTTGCTGCCGATCCCTCTGACCGAGCCGTTCGGGTCCAAGGATCCGACATGGCCGTGGTCTTCGCCGCGGACGCCGCCGACGCACGCGCGATGGCGTCCTCGAAGTACGGGCAGGACGGAGATCCGCAGTGGGTCAACTCCACCGTCACGCAGGTGGCAGCCGACGCTGACCTCGAGAATTGGCGGATGCGCTGCCAAGTGGCCGCACCGGCCGGCGAAGCCAACGTCGCGGACGTGACGGTCGTGGGGCTCGCCTCCGCTGACATGGACGACCTGGGCGCACTGCTGCAGACGGCCCTGAACGCCACGGCGAGTATCGCCGGAGCGCTCTACACCTCGGCCACGCAGGTCCTGATCGTTGCGGTCGGGTCCGGTGGCGACGATCTGGGCGACCACACCGTCGTGCTGGAGCTCTTGCCGCCCGCGGCCGAGCACACCGGCGCAGTGGCTGTTCCCGGCGGGGTCGTGAGCATCACCCACGAGGGTGTGAGCACGGCCGACCTGACGGCTACTCTGGCCGCGGACGCCTACGTCGTGCCCAACCTGGTGGCAGTCGGAAAACGCGAGTCCTGATCATGCCGGCATTCCTGGTTTCGGCTGATCCCCAAGCCCTGGCCCGCCGCATCGACAAGTCCGACATGGCCTTGGTCTTCGCTGCAGACGCCGCCGACGCGCGTGCAATGGCGAAGTCGAAGTTCAATGCGGACAGCAACACGCAGTGGGATGAAGCGATTGTCACGCAGCTCGCAGCCGATACGGATTACGAGAATTGGCGGATGCGTGTTCAGGTAGCTCCTGCGGCCGGCGGACCCAACATCGCTGATGTGACCTTCACAGGCCTCGCGGCCGCCACACTGGATGACTTGGCCCTCGGCTGCGTCGTCCTGCTCAACCTCACTCCCAGCATCTCTGTCTCCTCTCACGGCAATCGGCTCGCGTTTGGCGACTTCGATGATGAAGGCGAAGACTACACGGTCGGGGACATCCTCACACCGGTAGAGGGGACCGGCGACCCGCTCGCGACCTTCAGAGTCGACTCCGTGAACGGCTCCGGAGAGATCCAAACCGCCTCGGTGGTGAACCGGGGCGCCTATAGTGTGTCACCTGGCGACGGGGACATGGCAGGTGGCACCGGCAACGGCGCCGAGTTCGAGTTCATCATCACAGATAACGTCCTGGCCGCCGCGGATGTGGCGGACAACCTCGGAGATCACAGCCTGTTGGTCGAGCTCCTGCCTCCCGCCGCCGAACATGATGGTGCGATAGCCGTACCCAGTGCAGTCCTAGTCGTCACGGACGAAGGAGTTGCCGCCGCGGCCTTGGACGCCCAGTTGGCGCCCGACAGTTTCATACTTCCCAACCTGCTTGCCACAGGCAAGCGATCCTAATCCCAGGAGTTCCCCCCGATGAGCAAGACCTACGGAACCTTCAAGACCGATTCCGAGATGGAATCGAAGGGCATCATCATCGACTACGGAGAGGCCGGCAAGTTCCAGATCGCCCGTGCCGGTGGTGCCAACAAGGCATTCAACCGCGCGATCCAGAAGCTGTCCAAGCCCTACCGGCGGGCCATCCAGGCCAACCGAATGGACGAGGAAGTAGCCGAACAGCTCCTCCTGAAGGCATTCTGCAAGACCTGCCTTCTGGGCTGGGAGAATGTGACTGGCCCAGACGGCGAACCTCTGGAGTACAGCATGGAGAACGCCCAGAAGCTGTTGGTGGATCTGCCGGATCTCTGGGACGACCTGCGGACCGACGCGCAGAACGCAGAGCTGTACCGTCAGGAGACCAGGGAAGCCGACTCGGGAAACTGATCGACTGCCTCCTGTACTCGTCGAAGCACGGGGCAGAATTCGAGCGACGGATCATCCAGCAGTGCTTTCGCGAGCGCCGGCCGTTCCCCGAGTTCATCCGTGACGCCCCTGAGCTGCACATCGGTCTCGAGTTCGTCTACGGAGCCTACATGGACCTGACGGGCGACCGCTCCCTGGGCATGGGACCGGGACCCATCCCGTGGGTCGCCATCACAGCCTACTCGGATTATCACGAGCTGGACCAGGAGGAGTCGGAGGATCTTCTCTATTACATTCGGAAGATGGACGAGGCATACCTCACCTATCATCAGAAGGAGATGGAGTCGAAGTCGGGCTCGAAGAAAGCGCCTATATCGAACCGGAGGAGCTAGTGCCGCCCAGAGAGTTCAACCGAAGGATGCAGAAGATCGTACGCAACATCGCCGCCAATGGCGATCGCATCGGGCGGGCGGCAATGACGGCGTTTATCACGGTAGCCGTCGAGAATACTCCCGTGTCAACGGGCAGGGCTCGCTCCAACTGGGCCGGCAGCATCGGCGCCCCGGTGTTTCTCGACGTGATCCCCGAGACTCCTCTCGGGGAGGGTGAAGCATCCAGTATCGCCCTCACCCGGACGCTTGCGGCGATCTCGGTCTGGAGAGCCACAACCGGCGCCGCACTCTTTATCACGAATGGCGTACCATATATCGGTTCACTCGACGACGGCTCGAGCGCCAAGGCTCCGGCAGGCATGAGCTCTCTCGGGCTTATCGCCGCCCAAGCGGTGATCGCCCGTGGCCGGCTATTGGGGAGACGATAAGTGTCCGAACGACTGAATATTGTCACCCGATTGACGGGAGCGAAGACTGTCCAGAAGGACATCGCGAACATCGGCTCCGCGGCTCTCCGTACAGGCGGCAGTATCAACTTCCTGAACAAGTCCCTGAGGGGGATTGGTGCATTCTTCATCATCCGTCAGCTCGTCAAGACGGCCGACACCTTCACCCTCATCACGAACAGACTCGCCGTCGCCACGAAGACCACCGGTGAGCTGGTCGCGGTCACCGAGGAGCTGCTGAAGGTCAGCCGTGAGACTCGTACCAGTTTCGAAGCCAACGCCGAGCTGTTCCAGAGATTCCGAGCGGCGACGGATGGCCTGGGCCTCAGCAACAAGCGGCTTCTGAAGATCATCAACTCGATCAACCAGGCCGTGACGATCTCGGGTGTCACGTCGGTCGAGGCCTCGCAGGCCCTGCGTCAGCTCTCCCAGGGTATCGGCTCCAGCGAGCTGCGAGGTCAGGAGCTGCGATCGGTCTTGGAACAGTTGCCCAAGGTGGCCGACGTCATCGCCGCGCGGTTTGGTGTCGCGAGAGCTGCACTGCTCAGGCTCGGCCAGGACGGCAAGATCGGTGCGAAGGAGGTCATCGAGGCGTTTGAAGATGCCGCGGAATCGTTGTCAAAGACGTTCGCCCTAGTCACTCCGACCATCGGCCAGTCGTTCACGGTCCTGCGCAACGAGTTCATCAACTTCGTCGGACAGCTCAACAAGTCAAGCGGAGCGTTCACCGCTATCTCGAAGGCGATCCTCTTCCTCGCGGATAACTTCGATATCCTGGGTCGAGTCATCTCAGCGGTATCGCTCGTCATCGGCACGGTCTACGCCAAGAAGGCCATCGGCGCCGCCATCTCCGCCACCCAGAAGTTCACCTTGGCTCTCCTGAAGAACCCGTTCACGGCCATCCTGGTCGTCGGGCTGGCGGTCATCGCCTTCCTCATCTCCTTCGCCAGCAAGATGAAGGTCGCCAAGGACAGCACCGCCACACTCGCGACCGTGGCGAAGGTGTCGTTCGAGATCATCGGAGAGGTGTTCCAGAAGTTCGTCGACCTCATCGCGCCGGCATTCGAAGGGATCTCGGCGGTCTTCAAGAAGGTATTCGGAGACCTCAACGGAGACTTCGAGGGCTTCGCCCTTGGCTTCGCGAGGGTCATTGATACCGTCATCGGCATCTTCAATGGTCTCGCCCGTGTCGCCATCCTCGCCGCGAAGAAGATCCTGGAGGCGTTCGGCACCAACTTCAACGAGATCGGCCGGGTGATCAAGCTGATCTTCATCGCGATCACCTCCGCCTTCAAGATCGTGGTCAACGGAATCATCACCGGCCTCAATAAGATCATCGATGGCGCCAGCGTCGTCGTGAAGGCGATCACGGGAATCGTCATCCCGAGGCTCGCTGAGTTCGGCCAGAAGGTAGGGATCGATATCCCTTTGATCATTGCCACGGGATTTGAGGGCCTGGGGAATATCGGCCAGCAATTCATAGACGAGTTCAATATGGGCCTCGCGGAGGGAGGTGGTGTCGAGGATGCCATGATGAGGCTCTTCATTCGAGTGAAGGCGGCGGCCGAGATGGGCGTGGAGGCGGCCGAGCTGGACGAGGTCGCCAGGACGGCGAGTGCGGATCTCACGAGGGAGTTCGATATCGAGGAGGTCTTGATCGCCCTGGATGCGCAGGCCGCGTTACTCAGGAAGAGCGCCGCCGCGCGCGATCTCGAGAGCAACTTCATCAAGATCGCGAACGCGCTGTTGAAGAAGAACATCGATATCAGGAAGGAGGAGTTCGCTGAGATCGCCGCGAGTATCAAGTTGAAGCTGCAGGATATCGCACTGCTCGAGGAGCAGGCGGATCTCATCGACGATACGGTCGGGAAGCAGGAGGCTCTCGCCCGAGCCCTCGGAGTCGCCGACGCTGCCTTCCTCGCCGGCTTCATCAGCCTCGACCAGTACACCACGAGGGTGCGAGAGCTCAACCAGGCGCTGACCCAGACGGAGCAGAGCATCACGGCCGGCTTCGACCGAGCCTTCCTGAAGCTGGCAGACTCGGCGACCAACTTCGCCGACATCACGGAGAACCTCCTGACCAGCGCCTTCGGCGCCGCCGAAGATGCCTTCGTCGAGTTCGTCAAGACCGGTGAGTTCAACTTCAGCAAGCTGGTGGACAGCATCCTGGAGGACCTGGCGCGACTGGCCTTCCAGCAGGCCATCTTCGGCATTCTGGCCGGCGGTGGTGCCGGCGGCGGCTTCGGCGCCGGGCAGGCGGCTGGAACCGTGGGTCAGTTCCTCCTCGGGAGGCAGGCCGGCGGCCCGGTCTCCAGAGGCGTGCCGACCATCGTCGGCGAGCGAGGCCCAGAGGTCTTCATGCCCACATCGGCGGGGAATATCATCCCCGGCGCCGCGGCCGCACCGGAGGTGAATGTGCGAGTCGTCAACATAACAGATCCGGAGGAGATCGCGGCCGCACTCAGCGGACCCGCGGGTGAACAGGCTATCATCAACGTACTCCGCCGCAATCGCCGAACCGTCCGCACAGTCATCGGAACCTGACCCCCATGGCCCACTTCCAGCAAGCCCAGGCGACCAACTATCGCACGCTGCTCGACGCCCTCCGGGACTTCGCCAGCTCCGACCACGTCGACACCGTCGCGGTCAATGCCGGCGGCACCGGCTACACCTTGGGCGACATCCTCACGGTCGCGGGCGGGACCTTCTTCCTGGCGGCGACCATTGAGGTCACCGGCGAGTCGGCCGGCGTGATCACCGCGGTGGAAATCCGGCAGAGCGGCGGCTACACCGCCAACCCCTCGACGCCCAACAGTGTGACGGGTGGGACGGGCACCGGCGCGACGATCGACCTGACCTTCTCCGGCATCCTCTGGACCGTGAACCGCGACGAGATCGGCAACCACCAGGTCGACGAGATCGAGGTCCTGCTCCAGGGCGTTGGCTCCGGCTCCGACGACATCTTCGTCGGCATCCGCAGCTACTTCAACTCCGGCGGCGATGCACGCAACTGGGAGATGGGCGGCTTCACGGGCTTCACCGGCGCCCTGACCTGGGAAAACCAGCCGGGCAAGTATCCTGGAGACTTCACCAACACGATCACGGCGGCGATCATGCCCCTGGCCAACGCAGCAATCGACTACTGGTTCAACGTCACGGGGCGACGGATCATCGTCATTGCGAAGATCGGCTCCGCCTTCTCGTCCGGCTACGTCGGCTTCATCAACCCGTTCGCGACCGCCACCGAGTGGCCTTATCCACTCGCGGTCTTCGGATGCTCCAACCGAATCGCGCAGCGGTTCACCGACACCTTCATCGGCTACAGTAGCATCTCCGACCCGATCAAACAGTCCACCAACGGCAGCGGTCCCGGCTTCATCCGGCTCCCGGACGGCGAGTGGTTGGGCATCTTCAACTCGGAAATCTCCGGAGTCAGTCGTCTTACCGTCCTCACCCAGGGCGTCCACCCCGCGGTGAACCCCGTGAACCCATCAGGCACGATCAACCAGTGGTACGTGACCTCCACCGTGAACGACTTCTCCCAGTTCATCCCGTCGATCGGAGTCCCCGGCGTCCCGTCGAAGATATGGGCGCCGACGCCCAACGCCGCAGGCGACCTCTATCCGACGTGGCCATGTACACTCATGCGGCGCACGGGCACGAACGAGATCCTGGGCGAGCTGGACGACGTCAGGTGGTTCCCCGCTTCGGTCGGCCCGGTGATCCCGGAGGACACACTGGAGAATGACACCTTCACGGTCTTCCAGAGTGGCAACCGCTCCGAGCCCTGGGCGCTGTTCATGATCAGAACGAGGAATCCATAGATGGCCTTCTCAAGTGGAACGGCGACGAACCAGCAGGACCTCCTGACGCAGCTATTCTCCTTCGCGACGGCGAACGGCTGGACCCAGGACGAGTTCAACACGACGACGAAGGTGGGCAGCCTTCACAACACCGCGGGGAGCAACATCTTCGTGCACTTTGGCTGGGAAGGCACCGAGGTCGGCGGTCCAGACAACATCGCGATGACCCAGTCCCAGGCGTTCAGTGGTACGGGCCTGAACATCGACGCCCATACGAACGACTCCGGGAACGGAGTTGCGTTCCCCGGCGGGACCACCCTGCTCACCGCCGAGCGGCGGGTCTCCCGAATCGGGGACGGACCCTTCACCGCCCACCACTTCTATCAGGGCGCCAGCCCCGACTACATCTACGTCGTCCTGGAGTACGCCTCCGGGCTGTTCCGACACTTCGGCTTCGGCGAGCTGGAGAAGATCGGCGACTGGACAGGCGGTGACTGGGTTGGCGGGCACGTCTGGGACGAGGACGGCGTCCAGGACGACGTTCCGAGTAGCACCACCCATACGATCCTGCTGGACGGCGTCCACACCTCGACCTCCGGCACCGAGGAACGGGACCCCGGAACGATCCATATAGAGGGCCTGCCCAGTCAGGTCGCCTCCGGGCGGTACGGGCACCTCGGAAACACCACCTCCGCGGCGTGGCAGGGCGTCGATGGAGACGGCACCGATCGGGAGACGGTCATCGGCGGCATCCGTGGCGGCTTCGCGCTTCGCGAATATGGTTGGCTGCTGGCCAGTCTCCTGAACGGCTTCGTCCCCCTCATCCCTGTCCCCATCGTCTACACGGTGCCGGGGACCAGCCCGGTCCAGCACATCCTCCTGGGATTCATGCCCAACATCCGGCATATTCAGATGGGCAACTTCACCC